GCCGGGCGTCCCTCACGCCGGGCGTCCCTCACGCCGGGCGTCCCTCACGCCGGGCGTCCCTCACGCCGGGCGTCCCTCACGCCGGGCGTCCCTCACGCCGGGCGTCCCTCACGCCGGGCGTCCCTTGCGATGCTTCAAGTTTAACTACACTTCTGGAGGTGTTCGTATGACTGTGGAGAAGCGTCTGAGTGGACGCATTCTGGAACTGCGCAGGCGTAGCGACAAGGCGTTGCGCTCGTATCACGCTTGCGCGACTCGCTGCGAGAGAGAGTTGATGCGCAGCGAGTATTTTACCATCGGAGCGCAGTTCGCGCTGGAGCACCTTAGACACGAGGTTAAGGCGACGGAGCTGGCACTTAAGACGGCCACCCCTTTGTGGCGAAAGGAGGTATAAAGTATGGCTGCAAGTATTGTAGTGCAATTTAGATTCGACATTCAGCTAGGAGTCGACATGCTTAACTGCGTGCTGACTATTGCGGGTTGTAATGAGCACGCCGAATGTCCCTTCTATGTGAGCATTCGAGACGAGGTCTATGACTTAGGGATTGTGTTCAATGGTCGCGCTGACACCAGCCTGCTTGCAGCCACCCGCGAGGAGCTTATGGTCTGGCTTAAGCGGCAGCTATCGAACCTTAGTGAGCGCAGCGATGCGATAGCGGATTGCGGTATTGTTGGCGGCTTGCGCATGATTAAACCAGAGCCTATTAGCAAGAGCGAGGACAAGTAGCAATGGCATACCGGAAGCGCATCCTGCAACCGTGCTCTATATGCGCTAAGCCGATGAATCCCGTTGACTATCTCATTGGCAGCGGGACTTGCTACGCCTGCTGCGTGCGTGCTCACAGCGATGCTTATAGCGATGGGACGGGCAGGCGGGACAGTAGCTGCTCCGTGCGTAAGGCAGCCAGCGCGCCCCGTGTGCCTAGGGCGTTGCGTTGCGCGTGTGTGCCTAGGGCGTTGCGCACGACTAGGAACATAGAAGGAGTCTGTTATTGCAGTAAGAGTGTTCAATCTTCTCCTGTATGAATCTGAGGGGATGAAGAGCGGGCGTAGCGGTCGCCCGACGCTATGTATGCGTGTATAGTGCGCGTAGTGCGTAATGCTGACTGCAAGGCACGTTGCGTAAGGCATGTGTAGCGCGTATGGGCGGTGCGTGGTGTGTGCGTAGCTATGCGCGTAGCTCTGCTCGCCCGAACAGTTAGCGCGCTACTAGGGAAGCTGCGCAGCTTGCAGCTAGAGATGCAGCCTCCCTGGCAGCCATATCCGAGCCTATAGGTGGTAGGGATTGACCCTGCTAAATCCATTCCGAGAGGTGTATCATGGCAAAGGCAAAGGTTACAACTGGCAATGGCGGCGTTCCGCTCCTCGAGGTCCCGCGCAAGTGCCGTTACTGGCAGGCGCAAGGGCTCGTAACGCTCTCTATGATAATCACGCTGCGAGAGGTGGACTTCTGGAAGCTGGCTGGCGGCAAGGCTAACTGCGTTATCGGGAAGCCGCCGGAAGACCCGACTAAGGATGACGGAAGCGTGACCGTGTGGACAAAGCATCTGGCGGGGAAGGGATACCTTGACCCACGTGCTTACGTGAGCGGACTGGTTGCCAACGCTGTTGGCGCTCCACTCGCGCCAGTTGCAGCAGTCAAGCTCGCCGACGAAGGGAACCGGCTACTGCGTGGAATCAGGAAGCGCGACGACGACGCGCTGAAGGGCATGAGCTTCTAGCCTCGCTGCAAGGGTTGCGGTCCTGGGATGTAACGCCCGGGGCTGCAACCCTTTTTTTTACCTCCGCTCCCTGCTAGACTCTATGCTATCCCTCGCTTAGACTCTCGCTGCGCCCCTAGCTTAACCGTGCCAGCCAAACCCGACCCACCCCCCCGCGTGCGCGAGGGAGACGATGAACCCGCTCCCTGCCGACATGTATTTTCTGAACATATTAGGGGATGCCGTCAGACGCGCACAGACGGGGCTACAACGCACGAAAGGCAAATACCTAGTGGGTTCCACAGGGCCGGGGGGTTTCATTCAATCTGGGCTGGGTTCTAGCTTGCTTAGGGGCAATGGGAATCATACTTAGACGCAGAAATTAGAAAATTGGGATTTTGGGGATTAAGTTACACTAGGGGGAAGGCGCCGGCATCCAGAACCGTCAAGGAGGAGAGTCGTATGCTGTCGACCCGCCGGCGCCCCCCTCTTTTCACCTAATCTTCATTGTGCTGTTGGCTTAAAGTATGGTATTTCTACGAACAGGTGGGCGGAGTTGTGCAAGCTCTGGCTTCTGGGTGTGGGCAAGGCTAATGGATTGAAAAAGAAAGCGTAGAGACGTCTGCGAAGCGATAGCGAGCACGAAGAAGGGGCGTTCTGCGCCCCTATATCTCTTTTCTTCTTTCTAATTCTAATTCGTATTCTAATTCGTATTCTAATTAGGGCTTGACATTCCCCACTAACCTTGACGAGTCAAGTTGGCTTGACATATCAAGGCTGAGTCAAGGGGGCTTGACAAGGGGTTGAAAAGGTGCTAGCATCAGATGTGAACCCACTCAAAAGGAGTATTCGTATGGGCAGATATGCGATGGTTAGAGAGGGCTTTTTCACAGGAAGCTTAGTAGACACGCCGCCCTATACGCGAATCGTGTTTCTGCTGATGCTCGTGCAGAAGAACCGCGAGGGCATCTTCGAGGGGAACGCCGATTTCATTTCGCGCATCTGCAAAATAAGCCTCAAGGATGCGGAGGAATCGCTGGTGATTCTATCTTCGCCCGACCCGAACAGCGATTCCCAAGAAGCCGACGGAGCGAGGATAATCCAGCTCAGTCCCCGCCACTGGCGGATTGTGAATGCCGAGAGATACGATGCCATAGCGGGAGAGGAACGAGCGCGAGCATATAACACGGCGTATCAGAGGCATGCGCGAGCGAAAGCGAAACAGGAAGCTGCTGGCGCCGGAGAAGCTGCAAGCGCGCTGAAGCCCGACGAGGACGCAGGATTTAGGAAGGCGCTGGGACTCATTCACACCAAGGAGCGAGCGCCTACGGGACCCGAAATCAAAGCCTGGCGGGCGCTGCGAAAAGATTACAGCATAGATGACATTATCGAGGCAATAGGCTTCGGGGTCAATGACGATTTCTGGCGACCGAACATCCTGGCATTCGCACCCCTGGCAAAACGCAAGAGCGCCGGGGCGCCTCGGAAGTTCGACAATCTGATAGCGAAACAACGGCAGGCGGCGGCGGATATAGACGGTGATAAGGTTGGGAACTATGACGCGAAGGCGGCGGCGGACGCCGCAATCGAGGAGGCGACCCGTAAACGACGGCTGTGGGAGAAGGAGCACGCCGATGAGACCCGGCAGGCGCTTGCCCAACGAGAAATATCCTACACTGGTCCATGCGCACAAGAGACACCGGAGGAGAGAGATAATCACTAATGGCAAAATACGACCATACCATCATCCCGCTTGTCGAGAGTCTGGCGAAGCTCACCACGTTTCTCGACACCTACTCCAACTTCATTGCGGTTTATTTTCCGCCAACGCATTTGCCGCAGCAACACGAACTTCTGCTCTGCTTCAGACTTCGACTTTCAACGAACGAGGATTGGGTCAACTCGCTGCCGTATATCATTCGCGCCAAACTCCTTGAGAAGCCTGAACACGCGAAGCAGGCGACGCATAGTGGGCGTCGCATTAGTATCAATGAGAATGATGTGCTCGCTCGTAGGTGGCAGACACACATTGAGCATCTCATCACATTCGTATTGGAATCACCGGAAGGCATACGCCAGGATTGCGCGTATAGAACACTCGGGGGATACTTGCAGGCAGGACAGAACGAAAATCTCTTAGACAAATTACGACCTCAGTTGGCGGATGCTTTCGGTGATGGAAAGCTCCCGAAAGAGATAGACCTTTTCAGGAAGGCGCTACCTAGGGGAAACGATGATACACAATGATACCCGAAAGACCGCTGAATCACGCGCCCAGGAGCGGAGCAAGAAGGCGTCTGAGCTGGCACGGCGCCTGGGGTCGCTGACCATCCAGCTTGGCGAGGCATGCCTGGCTCCGGAGTGGTGGCGCTGGACGGATACCATAGCCGCACTAGAGCCCAACGGGCTCATCACAATGAGCCATGCAATCTCCCTGGCGACCGATATTCTGGACGCAATGCACTTCGAGCACCTTGAGGCTGATGCAATCAAGCATGGGCTTCAGGTCGCTACCGAAGATAATAATCCAAGCGTCGAGTATATGCTCGAATGCGCCCGCAAGTATAAACACCCAGAGGCGGGCGCAGGGACCGGCGGAACTTCTGCTGGAAGTATGGCTTAAAGTATGGCTTAAAGTATGGTATAATCACCCTGCGAGTTTTCTTGGCGATACCTCCACGGAATGGCGGGTCGGCTGGGCACAGGGACTGGCGGAACCAGGCGTCCTTGCTCAGCCGGCCCCAATCTGTGTTATAATGCGGCCATGGTGCCTGAACTCTATTGGCGGCGTTACTGGGCGGAGCTGGATGCTTTTCTGGTTTCTCAGGACATCGTCCATTTCAGCGCCCGCGAAATCAGTCCGTGCTCCATCGTCTACAGTCCCCAGGGTCCCATCAGCAACAAGCAGGCTCCGAGGTCTATGTGGCCACACATCATCCCAACGCTGGGGATTCTCGAAATCATGCGGGCGCATTTCGACAATCAGCCGATATATGTGGGTTCGGGATACCGGGCTTCGCCTTACAACAAAGCCATAGGCGGCGCTCCTAAAAGCCAGCATGTGCAGTTCCGCGCCTGCGATGTGCATATGGACTACATCCGTCCCCGCGAGATATGGAACTACCTCACCAAGAATGACCCGCCGCGCAATGGCTATGGCGTCTATAAAACCTTCATCCATGTGGATACCCGCTCCACATCGGCCCGCTGGGAGCGCGACTGATGAGCATCCAGATATACAGCCCGACGCTCGCTGTCGGTCCCGTTTGGACCGACCCCATGAACATCTTGGCCAGCGATAACGCCTATGCAATCCTGGCTTTTGGGCAGATACAGTATCTCATCGGCATGAACTATGGCATCGTTGGGGCCGGAGTCATCAACCAGGTCGAGGTCGGTGTCGAGCAATACGATAATCTGGATATGGCCCCCTTTGCGAGCATCGATGTATCATGGGATGGCGGCACTAGCTGGTCGGCCCTGGCCCATCCGGTGACACAGAAACCAGCCGATGACAATGCGGTCGAATGGCTCGATGTAACTGCCGATACGATTTGGGATTGGGACAAGCTCTCCGATGTCAATTTCCAGGCCCGACTTTTGGTGAACGCCAAGGCAGCCACCGCAGGCAGTTACTATGTCGATTGGCTGCCGGTGCGCATCACTTGGACACCAGGCAAAGCACGTATCAGGTCTAATATCTATGCGCCGTGGCTGCGCTATCATCGGCACGGCTAAAGGAGCTATGATGACAGATTGGTATCTGAAATCGATGGTCGCAAGCCTTACCGAGGGCATCGTTATCAAAGCGGCGGGAACCCGGCTGGACAGCGGGCACGCCCATCCGTTCTTCCTCGGCGGCTTCCAGGTGAAAATCAAGAGCGCGCTTGCGAAGGTGGCTTTCTTGGTGCTCACCGGTAACGACGGAAGCGACGCTTACCCGACCGCCGACACCGAGGTGCAGCAACTCATCTGGAGCGGCGACTGTCCCTTTGGCGCCGCCGACCAGGACCTCAATGAGATTCTCATTGTGTTGCCCCGGCCGCTCCTCATCGGCGAGAAAAATGCCGCCGGCAAGGTCAACTATCTGTGGGGCAAGGTTTCAGTCGATGATAATGTCTGCATCATTCCGTATGAAGCCTTCCCCAAGCGGGCTTCGTATTAACCCCAACAAGGAGGCATTGATGGCGAACAAACGAAAAGAAAAAGCTGTGGGCGAATCCCCGAAGAAGGTGACGGCGAAGGACCTGAATCTGAAAGGCCCAAGCATGCCGAAGTTTCCGCATGGAAACACCTATGTGAAGATTCCGCAGCATGTGCTGGTGAATGTGCTCAATCAGGGTCTGGGCGGCCACTTCCACAAGTATATCGCGGCGGCGGAGAAGGCGGTAGATGAAATCCTGCAAGCGAAGGACCGGCTCTATGGCACCGCAGCCTTCGCCAAAGCGCTCTATCTGATGTATAAGCACCTGCGCGAATCTGGAACCCCCGACTATATGCGCAGCCGGTTCAAGAACATCATCCTCAGTATTGTCTATGCGCTCAAGACCTATGATGAATGATGAAGCGACCGTCCAGAGAACTGCCGGAAGCGAAACCTGGGACAGGCAAGCCGTTCTATCGCCGTTATCCCATCACGCAATCCGAGAAGCTGCCCTTCTGGGTCAATACGGTGATGCTGGGCGGTTACATCCTGAGCAAGCCGAAGCATCATATCAGCCGATACGGGAACGAATACTATGATTTTCTGCTCATCCAGGTCAAGACATATCAAGTGCCCCCGATTCAGCACCAGTGTTTTCATGTGCGCGTTTTCCAGGAGCAGGCCAAGCAAATCGTGCTCGGATGCGAGCCCGGACAGGCGGCTCTTGTAATCGGCCGGGTGGAAATTCCAACCCGTTGGGCGTTGGGAATGCCGGGAGCCGATACAATTATGGTGGTGGCTCATTATGTGATGCCGCTGTCCCCAGAGAACATCGAGCCTCGCAAGTGGGTCTTCCCGGCGGCACGTTATGGCAAAGAAGAAACAACCGCAAAATGACCCCAACACCGTAGAGGTCGCACTGGGGTTCATACCCACCCTTCCGAGCGAATACAGCGCCTTCAATGACGCTATCGACCCGGAGAAAGAGCCGAACGAAGCCCAAAAGAAGCAACTGCTCTATATGTTCGCCAAGCATCCCTGGTATTTCTTTTCTAGCGGGTATATCAGGACCCGGGACGATAACGATGAGCTCCAACCGGTCAAGCTCTTCCCGGCTCACCTGGAGTATCTACAGGTGATGGTTCAGCTCTGGCTGAACTATAACTGCCTGCTCGTTGCCAAGAGCCGCCAGATGTTCGTCTCGTATATCTTCGACCTCTGCTACTTCTGGGAGGCGCTTTTCCGTGAATCGCGCACCACGCACCTGATTTCCCGCAAGGCGGAGGATGCGGAGTATCAGCTTCAACGCATCCGCTGGACTTATGAAATACTCCCGGAGTGGCTGGTCGCTATCCTGCCACAGGTGGAATTCAGGACCGGCGATATAATGGTGCATCATCGAGTGGGGGATAAGCATACCAAGCGCCCCGCCATCGAGGATTCGGTCATCAAGGCGCTTTCGCAGGACGCCAGTGCCCCGCGTAGCCGAAGCCCATCAGCCAACTTCGCCGACGAATTGGCGCATCTCGACCCCGGCAAATGTGATGAACTTGTGCGCAGCGCCATCCCATCAATCCAGAAAGGCGGGCGTTTCACTGGCGTCAGCACTTTCAACGGCCGCAACGAATTCTACCGGCTGATGTATGCGGTCAAGGCAGACCAGATAGATGCGATGCCGAAAATCAGGCGCTTCAAGCTGAGGCGAGGTATGAGCGTCTTCAAGAACGAGCGCCGATTCTATGGAGTCGAGCTGCACTATACTGCCGACCCCAAGAAGCAGGTCGACTCCGATTGGTATAAACTTACGCGCCCGCTGCTGGATGATGAGAGCTGGGAGCAGGAGATGGAGCTTTCAACGAGCCACGCCACGCACAAGGGCATGCCGTTTTTCAGGACCTTCGATAAGCGCTTGCATGTGCTGGAGATGCCAATCAAGCGCACAGATGTTGCCGCCGTGGTGCGCGGCTGGGATTTCGGCTTCAACTTCCCAGTCACGCTGCTGGCGTTCTGGCTCGGCAACGGGCTGCTCTATTTCATCCATGAGTGGCGAGGGCACAATGAAATCATAACGAAATACGCGCTCCGGGTATTCGCCGAAACTCATAAGCGTATCGTCGAACTGGTGTCCGATTGGCCCAGCAACACTACCCTGGGGACGCCTGGAATGCTCTATGATTGGGGAGACGCCGAGGGCAAACAGACCGATTCTACCAGCGCCACCAGCGACATCGAGAGCATCTATATGCAATACAAAGTCGTCATCGACCCCATCGGAGGCATGCTGGCGGAGCGGAATGCGACCCTTTCCAAGCGGCTCAGCACCATCATCGACGCTAAGCCGAGCATGATAATCCATCCACGATGCCGCAATCTCATCGAGGCGCTTGCTTCAGGATACCGAAGTCGGGAAGATGGCCGTGTGCTGAAGGACCATTTCCATGACCACTGGGTAGACGCTGCCGCCTGCGTTACTACGGGCATAGACCGTATGATGATAGCCCCGAAGGGATTCAACCCCTGGGCGCATAATGTCGAGAGTGACATCGAGCGGGGCGAAGCCGTCGTAGGAGGTTACTACTTTGAGTGAATCCGCCAGAGCAAAGGAAATCGCCAGTCAGGCTGCGAAAGCGCTCCAGGCGATGAGCGATATGCGGCGTCCGCATGAGGAGCGCTGGAAAGCCTTGCAGCAGCATGCCGATGGAAAAACGCCGATTTCACCGAAGCGGGCGAATCAAGCCAAAGCACGGTCTTCGCAGCTTTCGATTACAGCTTATCGGCTGGCCCGCCATATGAAGCGGACGTTCAGCGATACCGTCGATAAGCTACAGTTCGGCACCAATTACCCTTTCAGTGAAATCATTCAGGAATCACTGGTGCAACTGGTAGACTACTGGCTGACGCAGAACAGATTCCAGCGGCTGCTGCCCAAAATCATCAAGCATGCCTACTTCTCCAGCTATCACATTGTGCGCGTCTGGCCCGACCGGAAGTTCAGATTCCGCCCCCGGGTTACGCAGATAAAGGAGCTCATGGGTTATCTGCCCCGGGGCTTTGAGTATGAAGTAACCTACGAGGATTGGTTCGGTTTTCGGATTCAGCATATCAGCCCCTACGATTTCTGGGTCAGCACCGATGGCGATATGCGCATCTGCCGCTACACCATGAGTCCGCAGGAGTTCGAGCGATACGTCAAGGCGCTGCCCCTTCTGCCCGGCGGAGCGAGCAGGAGTGATTTCTTGAACGAGCTGAGCCAGGAATCCAAATCGGAGGAGCCGACTATCCAAACCGAGCGCGACCGCGAGCTGTCGCGGATGCAGGTCTATTATGCCGGTGGGCAGCCGGTGGAGCTCTATCAATTCGAGGGGAATCTGTCGCAGATAGCGGATGACCCCAAACTGACGATGGCGGCAATTACGCTCGTCCAGACGAGACCGGGTCATCTGATGCTGCTGGAGGACCCGCTTCCCCGTCCTTACTGGGATGGCAGCGGCACGGATTACATTTACGGCAGCCCGGCTATTGAAGATTTCTATCCATATCCACGGAGCATATTCGAGGACTATCAGCCTTTCGCGCAGCACCAGGCGGAGATTTACAACCTCATGGTCGATGGCATCGCGCTCAGGATTTCACAGCCCTATGAGCTCGCTCCAAGCGTATGGGGCGACCCAGCGCAGCCCGGCGGCAGCACGCGCTATCTATGGCCTGGGCGGGCGTTGCTGAATGCAAACATCGGACTCAAGAAAGTCGCCCAAATGGTCGATATACAGCAGATGCCCTCCGAGGGCTTCCAGCTTCTGGCGGCACTCGACCGCAAGCTGCAAGAACTGGGAGTCAGCGAAATCACGCAGGGTCTGCCCACTTCCAAGGGGAAGCCGACGGCGACTGAAATCAAGTTCAAGAGTGGCTATACGGATGAGAACCGCATCGATTACATCGAGACCCTCGAAGAAACCCTGCTGGAGCCGCTGGTGCTGAAACTGGTGGGCTTGGTGGCGCAGTTTCAGTATGATTTCTCGAAGGATAGCGACATGTTGAGCCTGCTGGGAGAGCATGCCTGCGGCAGCCTCGATGCACTTACGACCGAGCAGCGCATATCAATCGCCCAGTCAACGCGGGCAATCCGTGTCGAAGGGTTGAGCGCCACCGCTAAGTCGCGGCAAAACTTGCAGAATATGATGGCATTCCTGGGCGCTATCGGCAGCCTGCCGAAAGACGCTATTCAGTTCTATGCCGACAAGCAAACCCGCCTGAACCTGACCGAGCTCATCAGGATTGCCGCCGAAGGGATGCCGTTTGATACTTCAAGGCTCATCGAGCGGGTTGAGGCGCCCACGCAGGGGGCGAAGCAAATAGCCGAACTGCTTGCAAGGCGCGAGGCGGCAGGAGGGCTTCAAGGACCGCCCGGCTCGACGGCAGGAGCACCTGTTGCCGCTGGTGCGAGTGAGAGTGTTCTCCCGCCTGCTGGCGGCACGCCTGCGGGTATGGTATAATAATCAACGACGATGCGATTGATGAGTTTCTTTGGGCGATTCCTACCGATAAACCGGCAGCATGCCGGTGAGGGCGATTATGCCCATGCGCTCAAGGTCATAGGTGAAGCCGAGCAGTTGCTGTATCACGTGAGCGCGGAGACGCTACGGCAGGACTTGGAAGCCTTGCTCGACAATGCGCAGCTCTCTGATGAAACCATGTGCTTCATCAGGGGACGACTCTCATTCGCACGCACTGTGGCCCAGGCACTTCGGATGCAGAAACTTCAGCACCAAACGCAGCTTGCCGAGATGCTGGAGTATCCGGACTTTGCCGAAGATGCCAGGTCATCGGAAGGAGCAATCTGATGGATGAACTGGATGCAAACAAACAGAATGAGCCTACTGCCCGCGAGATTCTAGAGCGAGTCGATAAGCAGGGCCAGGCCATAGATTCGACCTTACAGAGTTTACAGCGAATTCACTCCTCGCTTGAAGAGGCCGCTAAAGAGGAGAGGGATTCGGAATATAATCTGCTTGGAGAACCGCCACTTACGGCACCGGTTCCAGCTTCAACCCCAACCGCCGCTGCACCTGATATGTTCACTGACCCGGAAGGTTATCAGCGCTTCCAGGAGGAGCGGCAACGGGCAAGGGATGCGGCTTACGAAGCCAAAATCCGCATCATGGAGGACAAGCTCAACAAGCTGCCCGAAACGGTCAGGGAAGAAGCGGGCCGGGTGCTGGAAGTTCGCCAGGCTTATGCGGACTTCATGGCTCAACATCCCTACTTCCAGAATGAGCGGGGCCGGAGATTCGTCGGCTTTACTTTTGCGGAAGTGTCCCACCGGGCGAAAGCCGAAGGCTGGGATGATGATGTGCCCCGCATGAAGAACGAATTGGCGCAGGCGTGCGTTGATGGCCTGAAAGACCTCAGCGACAAGATGCACGCCCATGAAACAGCCGTAGCCACTGGCGGTCCAGGCAGATTTCTACCGACATCACCTTCCCAGCCACCGGCCTTATCATACGAGGAGGAAGTCAAAGCAACTGAAGAAGAGCTGCGTCGGATAGAGCAGGAAAGCATGCTGCCACACGAGCAATTCAAGCCGGCAGCACCTTAAACGCCATCCCGCACGCAGACTTGGTAACTCAGTCCTTTGATGGGCTGTGCAATCTCACAGAAAGGAGTGAGTTACCATGGCTATACCAAGTTGGGCAGATAGCGGTGCCAGCGTAACCGAGCCAATTCTGACGAAGAAGATTTTCCTGGCTAACCGACGGACTACGCTTTTCGACCGCTATGCCATACCACTTCCAGGAGCTCAGGGGAAGCAGAAGGGCGACACCTTCTACTACGACTACTGGCCACGTGTGGAAGGCGATACCACCAGTATCAGCGAGAAGAAGATGACGCCCGAGACTAACGTAACCCCCGAGAAGCTCTACATGACCATCGACGAGTATGGTCGCGGATTCCCCTGGACTGGGAAGTTCGCCGACCTGTCGCAGATTCCCATTGAAAGCGGAATCGGGCAGGTTCTGCGGCAGCACAGTGCCGAGACCCTGGACAACATCGCCGGTGCGAACTTCATCCTCGCGCCGCTCAAGCTCGTGCCCACAGGAAGCGATGCCGCACCGACCATCACCGCCGAAACCACCCTCGCAACTGATGCAACCCGCAACGTCCAGGCCGGCGACTTCATCAAAATCCGGGAGCACATGGACTGGGACTATGCGATTCCACCGTTCCCTGACGGGAAGTATGTGAGCATTCTGAATCTGCATGGTCTGAAGGGGCTTGCAGAATCAGCACTCTGGCAGAACATCCAGCTCTACATCCGGACTGCGGAGAAGTCGAGCGGTCTCATCAATGCCTACATTGGCGACATTTTCGGGTTCCATATCTTCGGCACGAACAACAAGCAGATATTGCCGAACAAGACGGGCACCGGCACCGAAAACAGCATGCCGCCCTGCCAGGGGGTGTGCTTCGGACCGGACTTCGTGCTCAAGGCGACGGCGATACCGTTCCGCGTGGTGCAGAAGATTCCGACGGACTATGGCCGGGACCGTGGGGTGGCGTGGTTCTACACGGGCGGATATAGCATCCGCATCGCAACCGCCACCGAATACCACATGAACGGCGTGCACATCACATCCAACAGTTAGGAGGACAACATGGGTATCTACTCAGACAGCAAGCATTCAGAGATGAAGTTCTTCTGGTGTCCTATCCAGATTGACCTGAGCGCAGCCGCGATTGACCCCGTGTTGGTGATTAACGCCGCAGCAGGCCTTTCGACCGGTGGGAACATTACCATCGTCAATTTCTTGGGCTATGCGGGTGCTGAGGCCGTCGGGAATGCCACCACTAAGGCAGTCAGCAGTCTTAAATATGGAGGCGTCGAAAAGGCCACCATCACATGGGTGACGAGCCCGATAGGCAGCGTCATCAAGTCGAATATGGTGAATTTCGACATCACCACCGCCGCCATGCTGGAGTTCATTCACAAGACTCCGGCCGTCGGCGGCACCACCACGGGACTCGTCTACCTCGGCATCAGCTACGTCATCACGCCAGGTTACGATTACGACCAGGTAGGAACCTAGAACCAGGTAGGCACCTAGAAACTGCATCTGGTAATTAGGACCCGGGGGGCAATGCCGGACATACCGGCACCCCCGGGTTCAGTTGGCGCATATGGATTATCAGACGGTCAAAGCTAGGGTCGCAAGCTACCTGCGCCGTAGCGGGGATACTACGCTTGCGGACACGCTTATTCCTGAGTTCGTCAACGAGGCGCAGGACGAGCTCTGCCGTCGGCATCGGTTCTATTTCCTCCGGCGGACTTACGATGAGACGCCGGTTGATGGGCAGCAGATTTACGCCCTGACGACGCACCGGATTATCAAGCTCGTCCAGATACGCTACCGGAACGCGGACGGCGACCAGAAACGCCCCTGGATGGAGAAGCGCCACATCATGGGGCTGGAGGCGGCATACGCGAATGCGAGCAGCGTCGAGCAGCCGCTCTACTGGGACTATGCCATGCAGACCGGCACCGGTCAGAAAATCGAGGCTATCAAGCTCTTTCCGTCTCCGAACGCGACCACCGCCACCGGTAAGTTCAATCTCTATTGCTATGTGTATCTGCCTGCGCTTTCGGGACCTACCGATACCAACCCGCTAACTGACGAAGTGCCGTATGGGCTTATCTTCCAGGCTTGCGCACAGGGTAAGTTCTATCTGGAGCAGTGGGATAAGGCACTCGAATACATGGCGATGGCGGACAAGAAAGTCGATGAGTTCCAACAGCAGGCTACAATCAAGCAGTTCGATGACCCGTTCAACCTCATCACGGGTGAGTTCGGCGAACAATCCATGGAGGAAACATATGGCGACCCAGACCGGGCTTATGGCTGGGTATAGGAGAAAATCATGGCATACAGCTTGACCTATTTAGGCACTTCCAATCCCAACACCATCGATGAGGCGATAACCGATACGAGAGTGGTGGAGGACCGCTGCGCCAATATCGAGCATGTGCGCGATTACAGCGTGAGCGGCTCGGAGACCGAATATCACCTGCCTGGGGCCGGGCGCATCAACAAGGTGCTGGCGGCGGCGCTGCCTGCGGGGAACACGACAACCGCGAATGCGGGCAAGCTCCTGTATGTGAGCGACCAGGAACGGGTAGTCGCCAACATCGAGGAAACGGTCGGGCAGCCGGTCAATCTCCAGAATCTTCTGAGTCTGCGGAGCTGGGTCAAGGTATTTACTGTAAATCCAGCTACGCAGGTGATTCCAGACCAGACCTGGACGCTCCTTCCAGCCTCACCATTCACAGTTTCGGACCGGCAGACCAACTTCGGCTATATCTACAATTTCCAATTCAGTTTCAGGAACGAAGATGCAGTCGGCAGCATGTTCAAGTATGCGGTTCGACTGCGCGATACCACGAACAACCAGACGCTCGCGCATTCTATCCAGAGCGTGGCGACCGGGATTGTGGACTTTAATTTGCAGGCAAACGGCAGTCTCTATATTCGCCATACGGTGGCACAGGCTTCGTCAAACTTGCAGCTTGAAATCTGGCAGAACTCCGGCGCGGCGCGGAATGTGTATTGCGCCACGGGCGTATCGGGCCACGACTATCAATATATTTCCGTCCAGGAAGTCGCAGTCGCAGACCTCGCCACCAAGTGGCCGGGCTCTCTATCATGAAATCCAAGCAGCTAACAAGCATTCGCATCCCCGGCTGGCCCGAAGGCATCAAGCTGCGCGACCGGCGGCATGCCAGCCCGATGAGCTGCGAGCAGCTTGACGATGTCCGAGTAGTCGATAACTCGCTGCATAGCCTATTCAATGGCAAGTGGGTTGATACTTACGGCGTTCTCAACATACTCGGACTGATTTTCTACCGCGATATTCTGGGCAACGACTATATCATCGTGCCCTCCATACTGGGGATTTTCGAGCTCGTCATCACCGGCGAAGGACCAGATGGCACCGGCAGCTATAGCGACCCCCCATTTCTCACGAGTGCCGAGAACCCATGGGCATTCGATGAATCGAAGTCCTGCTACTGGGACCATTCGGACCGCTGGCTGTTCTTGACCGCCGGCGCAAGCAGACCCTACAAATGGGACGGCACTTCACCGATATTCGCAACCGTAGAAGGTCTCGACAGCATCGAAGGCGGCACCGACGACAACCCGGTTACCCTCGATACCTGCAAGCTGGTGAAGTGGTATGAGGGGGCGCTCCATCTGCTCAACACGAAGGAAAACGGCGTCTGGCACGGAAGCCGCATCAGATGCTCGAATCTCTATCCAGACCCGGACAATCCAGACTCGGATAAGCGTCAGGTCTTTCTCTGGAAACGGGACTATGCCGCTGAAGCCGCCGGCTATATTGACCTTGATGATACGCCGGGCGAGATTAAAGCCGCCGAGCCTCTGGGCAAGAACCTCATCATCTACAAGACGGACAGCATCTATCGCTACTACTATCAGGGGCTGATACTTGCAAACGGAACCGCCGTCCCTTATACCCGTGAACTTATCGAGCAGAGCGGCTTTTCCGACGGGGCAGTGGGTCGTCATGCTGTGCTGCCGCTCCAGAGTGAGCATATTTTCGTGGGACGGCATGGGGTCTGGCGTTTCGACGGCTATAACTTCGAGAACATCGGACTGGAAATCGCCGAAGACTTCTATGCCGGTTTCGACTGGGAGCGGGCTGACCATGTGTATATCGTCTATCGTCCGGACACCGACGAGATATGGATTTCACGACCCGGAACCGCCTCGGATTATTTCTGGGTGCGCAACAACAAGGGCGCGTGGTCTCGGATAACGGGCGTGCCCACGACCTCGGCTTTGGGATGGGCGATGCATGCCGGTTATGTGCCCATCGACCTTCTGCACACGGTTTTCACCGGCGCTTGCAGCCCGACCATCGATAACCTATCAAGTGCCGCGCCGGGATGCCCCAATTACGCGACGGTCGATGATGTGGGGCGGGTCGGTGGACCCCATCCCAGATTGATTGCGGCGATTTATTGGGAAGTGCCCCTGGAAACCCATCGGACGTATTATCCAGACCCGGCAACAGCCGGGGGAACAAGTGCCAATCTTGCTCATGCTCCGAGCTTTCGCATGAATCTACTGGAGCCAAGTCCGGGTATAATTGCACGGCTTCAGGCACATCGGCTATTGTATGAGAAGCATGAGAGCGATGCCGTGCCAGAGTGGGAAATGACTGGATACGACCGCAACCTGAATATCTTGACCGCCGGCGGTGCGGCGAGCAGTTTCGCCCTTTCCCCAGATGCTGTGGGCGAGCTGTTCTCCATCAAGATAACGCTGAAAAATGTTTATGGCGTGACCAAGGCGCATCGTTACGAGGCTGATTTCACTCAGGAGGGCGAATTCTGATGGCGGTTCAGATTGAGAAATTGGGCGAGCAGGTGAATCTGCCATCGCCTCACCGTGCGCCCGTTCCGAGCGTAGTCTCGCCCGGGTTCGGTGTCGTGGGTGGGCGAGCACGCTTTACGGGCAATCCGCAGGAGACCATGCGCATGCACCAGGAGCTGGCGGCGATGCAGAAGCATGACCTGGGGTTGTTTGCGGCGCTCAAGCACGAGTTGGAGTTGACCCGTCAGAAGCTGAATGAAATCATCGACAAGGTGAACAGCCTGCTATGACCAAGTTCTATGAAATCAAGCGGCTCAAAGCGGTAACAGCCGAGCTGCGCGATGAGCTCACGGAGCAGTTCCGCATCTACAACGAGTCGCAGGGCTACCCCGAGCTGGACAATGATGAAGCCTATGAGAAGATGGCGGCTTATGTTGTGAGACCGAATGCAACCCTGGTCGTGATTTTCAACGAAAAGAAGGGCGGCGTCATCGGATATATGCTGCTCTATCATTACCGGGAAGCCGAGCGGAAGGTAGCGACCATCAAGGAATTCCTGCTGGTGCCCAAGGCGCGGCGTCAGGGTATTCCGCGCCTGATGTTGCGCGAAGTGATAAACTGGGCGGAGGCGGAAAACTGCGATGCTATCGAGGTCGGACTCAAGCGAGAATCTCAGCCGGAGAATCAGGGTCTGATGAACTTGCTCAAGACCGCAGGATTCCGTGAAATATCTGTTCAGTATTCGCTGGACTTGTCTGAGGCAGACTTGTCCGAATCAGGAGAGTCAAATGGGTAACTGGTGCACCTCGAGAAGCGACAGCAAACCTGAAGTCGTAAGCGCCGCTCAGCTTTATGACCCCGAAAGCTATCAGTATATGCAGAACCTGCTACGGCGCGAGCAGCAGGCACAGACCGGCGTCTATGAGCCATATGGCGGTGCCTACGGAGCCGCCAGCAAACCGTCTTATGAGAGCGCCCTCGGGAACCTGAAAATATTCGACCCGACGGTTCCAGGCTATACCCGTGATGTAACGGAGGAATGGAAACGGGCTATCGGAGAAATCGCGCCCGGCTGGATGGGCAAGGGCAGCCCCGCCGAGATTGAAAACATACTGGCATCAAGCCGTGCCAGCGCCGAGCGATTCTACGGCGAGGCTCGTGGTAAGGGCGCACTGGAGGCACGGAAAGGCGGGTATGCAGGCGGCAGCGCCCAGATGCTGGAGACTGACATCGGGCGGGCGAACCTGGCGGGCAGCATTGGCGAATTCGAGTCCGCACTGCGCTATGAAGATGTGGCGAAGCGGCGTGAACTGGAAACCAAATTCCTTCAGACGAAGATGAGCGCGCTCACGCAGGGTTATGCAACCGCCATACATGAAGCCGAACAACGGGGCGAATCGGAGGTCTCAAAACGACTAGAAGCCCAGAAGGCTTATGTGGAGGCACTATATAAACTTACCGAGTTGGACGAGCGCGAGATTGACCGGATGATTGATGAGTATTCAAGGGCGCAGAACCTGACGCAGAAAGACCGTATCGAGATGACCCAACTCATCAAGCAGGAGCGTATCGCCCTGCTGCAACTCCTACGCGGTGAAGTCGGCACGAGTTCAAGGTCTCGTGAGGCAATGCTGAACATCGGACTCACCGGCGTCGCGACAGCAGGAGGGGGTGCCGATTAGCCATGCCCATAACCATCCAAACTGATGTTAATGACCTCTTTGAGATGTTCGCCGCCATGTTTGGCGGCAAGAAAGCCAAAGAATCACGCCAGCGCAAGAGAACGCTGGGGATGCTGCAGCAGGAAAGACAGCTCTATGAGCAGACCGGCCGCTATAGTCCGAAGCTGGCTGGACGGCTCAAGTGGCCCTCGGCGCTGGGATTGTTCGAGCAACAAAACCAGCCAGACCAGCCAGCAGCTCCCGGGATGTCATCGCCCGAATCTCGAATCGGCAATCTCATCTCGAGCGGCCAGAAGGTAGGAATCTCCCCGGTGAGCCAACGCTCGTTCGGTGAGGCATTCGGCCGCCCGCCGGAGGTTGCAGCTGGCCCGGCGCTCGGGGAAGGGCGAATGCGCACCCGCCAGGAAGTAGAAAAAGCGTTCGGGCTGCCCGAAGCCGAGGCTGGGCTAGTGCCCGCTGGAGCGCCCATCTGGGGTCCCCTATCGCCTCCCACAAAGCCAGTATCCGCTGCCCCGGAAGGACCGCCAGTGCCGTCTCCGGAACACTATTCTAGGGTCGCAGAGCTTATAGATGAACGGGAGCAGAAGATTGAAGCTGCATACGAAGAAGCCGAGACTACGCCTGGAGGCATACCTGTAGACCCGGTAACGGCGCAGCATCTCGGCGACGCAAAAGCAGAAGAGATAAGACGCTCTTATGATGCTAAGATTGGCAATGAGCAGATTCGAGCCGCGAAGCGCGGGGTCGATGATTATGCCGAATGGTTGCACGGGAAATTGGGTCCATCCGCAGATATAGACACAGCCCGAAACAGAGTCAAGCAGGGGTTGGATGACGGGGTTATTAAGCCGGCTAAGGCCATCGATGCTCTTGAGGATAGTCTTGCCGACCTCAATGTTGAGCTGCCAATAACGCCAGGGGAAGCCGAGGTCGGGATGGCAAATGCCCTCATGCAGGGGGCTAACGCTGTATTTCAGGCTGGTCCCGATGCTCTTACAGGCCCCTTTGGTGATGTGCTGCGACAGAACTATAACAGGTTTGCGAGGCGGTCTGGTCTGCCACCGCTAACCGAAGAACAATTCCAGGACTCAGTCAAAGCATTCAGCACGGCTTACGAAAACGCCGAGAAGCGCGCGAACCAGCAAGATAAGCGGGCGCAGTTAAGCGATTTTCAAGCGATACAGCAGTCACTGTATAGTCCACTCAGTCTGTCCAGTGCTGAGGGACAGGCGGCGGTGGAAGCTGAGCTGCGCAAGCTGGGATTCCCGATTCCGCCTGAAATGTCGGCAGCCGTGACCAAGTATCGAGAGCTGCTCCAGAAGCAAGAGGAAGAGAACCTGCCAGGTCTGCCCAAGGACATACAGGAGCCACTGAAGGAGGTATACTATAATTACCAGCTACTGACTGCGGGCGGTGAGGAGCCACAAGACCTGGAGACATTATATCAGCAGGGCTTGACGGACACGGTGGAAGGGAAAAAGACGATGACCGCGAACCAAAGCCTGGCACGAGCGGTTAGCGACCTCGAGATTGCCCTCAACGGGCTGCCTGAAAACGAGAGGGTTGCTACCATCAACAACGCCTTGTCAATGCTCGATGAACTTAACGTCGCAGGCGCTGAGCGGGTATTCGGTCGAGACAGGCTCGCGGCACAAGACCCTGCCGAGGCGCATCGCCAGTTGCAGCAGACGATGAAGGAAGGCCAAGCGAAATATGGCGGGGAGAAGAATCAATGCGCCAACATAACTGCCTATGCTGAGGAGAAGGTCTCCGGTAAGCCGATGCCAGTTGGAGGAAACGGCAACCCTGGAAGGGTAGAAGACCGCTCTATCGGTATGCTTGGAGACCCACGCTATGAGCTTCTGAATGACCCGGACGAACTCCGCGAAGGCGACATTGTAGCCTATGTCTATTCGCCGAATTATGATGAGCGTGACCATATGGGGATGGTCGTGAGGGACGATAAGACTGGAACCCTGATGCTGCAATCGAATACGCGAAAAGACCTAGCGAAGTTTATCGCCGAGCGTCTCAAGCTCGTGCCACCCAGCAAGGACTACGTTTACGACAGGATATGGCCCGCCATTCCACGGGCCGGCGGTTCGTTTCTGCGCACGTCCTCCAAGGGCATCACACGCAAAAATATCAGTGGTCTATTCCTCTTCCGCCATCGCCCTTCCCGGCAAAGTAGGCAGGGCAGCGGGCAGGGCAGAGGGCAGGACAAAGGGCAGGGCAAAGGTAAAGCCTGATGCCTGAAGAAATCCTAACGCCGGAAGAGCAGCGGGCTGCGATACACGCGCTGGACGCACAGCGGGTATATCAGAAACTGCGAGCCCTGGGCAGGGATATTCCCGCCCGCCGTCTGACTCCCTATGAGATGGCGGCTCTCGCCAAATACCGTCGTGTTCAGGGTATGGCGGAGGCGGTCTATCCGCGAATCGAGCGGACACCGACCGGAGAGAGAGTTGCGCCACCAGTAGAGCGCCCGGCCGTGGAGGAGTTTGGCCGTCTGATATATGGGAAAGGCTATGAACCCACGGGAGCCGGGGAGCGCTTTTCGGAGCGAGTAATCGGCAGTGTTTACGGTGGCATGCGCGGTCTGCCCTTTGGCGAATACATACCAGGCTTCGGCGAGGAAGGATTTATGCGACCGGCGACGGGCTTGGGCATGGCTTACGCCAAGGGTCCAGGCGTTACATTGCCCGTGCTGGGCGAAGTCCATCCGTTCGGAGCCGAAGCTGTGACCAGCATTGGCACCTTGCTTCTTGGCGGGGGACTGATTGGGGCTGGTGCCAAAGCAGCGCGACTGGCGAGGGCCGGGGCAGTCGCGGGCAAAATGCTAACCGCCACCGGTAGGGCGTATCCGACGCTATACAAGGGTGCCAGCGTTGGCAAGTTCCTATACAAAGCCGAGCGGGTTATCAAGAATGCCGAGGGATTCGTGCAGCGCGTTAGCGGCCTCACCAAGCTCGCCGGCAGAACTGATAGGTTCGGACAGTGGGGTTACAGTGCGCTCTCGCACCTTGCGCGAGCGAGCACCTACGAGCGTGCAGGGCACGCTTATGGGCTAGGTGCGCTCTATGCGAGCACGGGCACACCGGATAAGTCCCAGGCTCGCAACATGTGGGAAGCCATGCACAAGACGGGGCTTATCTGGGGCGCTTTCGAGCTGGGAGCGACGACCGGTTATTATGCCATCGGCGCTCCCTGGGCGCGGGTTGGCAAGTATGTCGACAAGGTCATCGACGGCGCCGGGGACGTGCATCCAGTCAAGCAACTGAACGCCCAAGAGAGCGCGGCTTCACAGGCTGCTGACGATGCGGCTACGGGCACCACAGAAGCCGTGCAAATCGGAACCGGCCTTGAGGTTGACCCCCTGACTGGCGAAGTGGTAGAAACCTACGGTTATCCCAGTTATCTTGAAAGGGCACGGGGCGGGGTAGAAAAGGCATTATGGTCTCACGGCCGGGCGAAGACTTCACCCCTGGAGCAGCTAGTAGAGCGGGGTGAATCGTCGGAAATTGCCTTCCTCACCGAGCTCGCCAAGACATACGGCAACGACAAGATTAGCTTCGAGGAGATGTTCAAGCTAAGCCGCGACTACATCACCGGGCGCGGGCAGGCTGACCGATATGCCAAACTGCTTGAGCAAGCTCTTGACGGAGGGGTTTTCGAGCTTGTGCCCGGAGAGGATGCGGTAGTGTTTGGCCGGCTCCATGGAGACCGTCTTCTCGGTTATGGCGAGCAGCTTAGGGTAGCGGCTGAAGAATTTGCGCAAGACCTTTCACCCGAAGCCGAGATAGCGTTGGAGGGCAAATACGATGCCTTCTTTGACGAACTGAGTGCACGCGGGCAGACTCAGCGAGAATTGAATCTACACCATGGCTTCCGGCCTCGTCCGGAGGGGGCGGATTCATACGAGCTCTTTATGGTCGATGAGAGTGGACTTGCCATTCCAATAGTGGAGCGGGCTATCGGGGAGCGCTCAGGCGATATTCTCATACCGGTGCCGGGCAAGGGCGATGAGATGGCGTGGGCCTATTATCGTAACGGGAAACTCGCCGGGGTCAAAGAGCTCGACTTAACCAAGCCCAACGCCACAGATGAGATGTTCAGGAAGCTCTATCGGTTCTACGATACCGGTGTGAATGACGTGATTGAAACCCTGGCCGGCGAGGGCTTCACCGGCGAGATGGATGAGCCGATGGCAGCTCTCGCCCGCAAGTTCAAGATACCGCCAGTGTTCGATGGACTTGGTAGTGCAAAACTCACGCGATGGCTTTCGGGATTTCGGCACTTCGGAATCGGACAGGCGACTGGCCGCTTGAGGTCGCTCAATCCAACGGCGCATAAAGAACTCCAGATAGTCATGCCCAAGGGGAGCAAATATCTCATATCGGTGCAGCAGAGCCGCCACGGCGTGGTCGGTTATATCTTCGAGCATACTGGTGGCGAGCTTACGCCTAGCAACATGCGCTATGTAACCAATGTGCTGCTTCCAGGCGAAGGGCATCGCTTGGCACAAAGGCTGGAGCACCTGGTGAAACACAGCGGGCTGATTGCCCAGCGGGCCGCTGATGTCCAGATGCAAAATAAGGTCGCCTCGGCGATTGTCGACTGGCTGCACAAGAACAATAAGCTGGCGCGGGAAGGCGAGCCGGTGAAGGTCGAGACATCAGTGTTCGGCGATTGGACACAGCAGAAGCTCAAGCGCGCCGTGAAGAAGGTTAGTGACCTTGTGGACAAGGGTCAAACCGAGGAGGCCCGCGAACTCGCGGACACCATCCCCGGTGACCTGTATGCGGAGCTACGGGGCGGTCGTGAGGCTCAGTTACCGAAAATCACCCCGGAGCCTATCCTGTGGCATGCTGAACGGCTTAACATGCGGGCCTATGTGCTGAAGAAGCTGGGATACAGCCCGGAGCAGATAGGGAAGGGGATGGCTGGACGTTCAGCGGCGCAGCGCAAGGAGTGGGGGCGCATAGTCCGCAAGTTCGACCAGCTCACTGAAGCGCTGGTGCCGAGCAAGATGAATCTCATGGTAGACGATGCGGAACTCATACGTGTGTATGGGAGCGTGCCCGAGGGGAAGGCTGCACTCGCAGGAATGAACATCGTCCGCGAAGGCAATCCGTTTGCCCTCAATCTGGGCCTGGATGCCTCTGCCGCTGAAAAGGCGCTTGCCAAGGTGCTAGACGAAGGACAGATTCCAACGATTGTCCGTGTCGTGGGCGGTTCCGAAGGTGCAAAGAGTCCGGCTATCAAGGAGTTGGCGAACGCCATAACCGAGGGTCTGACGGGCGTGAACCGGTATCTCTATGAGCCAATCGCCAAGCGTGTATTCGAGAAGCTCACCAGCATGTTGAGTCGTGCGGGCAGACTGAAGCCCGGGAAGACTATTACTGTTGCTGGTCACGAGGTGCGGTATTCACTCGCTGAAGCGGTAGCTCGCCGTTATGGCATCGTGGATGAAATCCTCGGGAAGAAGCTACCCCGGAAGGGCGAAGGCAAGACGACGCCGTTTCCCCTTGAGGCAGTTTATAGGGTTATAGAGGGGCAGGAGATGGGTGCTTTCCGGCAGAACATGCTGGCAGTGCTGGAAACGCTGCGGCGTAACAAGCCAGCCTGGGAAGCGGTCAAGCGTAAAATGCCCAAGCTGGCACGTATCCTGGAGGCTGAAGACATATGGGATGTGCCGCCGGAGCAATGGGGCAAGCTCTCGGTTCCTCGGTGGTTCGACATCAAACCTCTCGAAGGAGAAGGACCATACCAGATTATCGACTACTCGGTTCCGGGCAAAGAGATTGTAATCTTCGATAACATCAAGGGCTGGGCACTGGCTAACGGGATGTTGAAGAAGCTCCAAACCGGAAAGGTGCCCCTTCCCGACAGCTTCCATGCCCGCCAGGTCGCGGTGCAGATTGGGCACGAAGAATTGCTGAAGTTCGCCGCCGCCGCCGATGAGCAGGTCTTCAAGCAAATCGTGGAGATTTACCAGGCTGGCGAGTATGGCGGGTATATCGACCTTGTGGGAGTGCTGGCGAAACGCAGTGGGGCTATCAGAGGACTTACGGGCAAGCCCGACATAGATGTCCCGCGCATTGGTTATCGGCTGCTCCGCGACCTCTATGGGGACGAGGAAGCCAAGTTGGTCTACAAGACTCTCCAGAATGAAATCGTTCATATCGAAAAAACACTGCGATATGGCAATGTGCAGCTCCAGCTAACGCGGAAGCAACTTGAAGCGCTCTGGCTCGACCAGGGCATGGTCAAGCCTGGATTCGCTGTTGGTATCAAGCCCTCGGATTATCTGGGCTGGTTCCGCAAGCTGGAGCAAGAAGGCTCGATTATCAAGCTGGGCAACCTTGAGAACTATCTGAACGCGATGACCAAAGAGGGCATGGATATACCGCTGATGGACTTCCGAATGCCCCCCGGCGAACTGGCGGACCTCCAGCTCGGCTATCTGTCCCGAGACTGGGCGGCGGTGCCTGGTGCCAGCAGGGTATCGGAGAAAATCGCCGAGCACGCCAATGAGCTGCTCGGACTAGTCCGAGAACAGCGACCGATGCGGACGGAGAGTTTTCCCTGGATTACCCGGGCTCGCGGACGTGGCGGCAGGCTGCCTCCTACCAAGATTGATAAGCTGATGCGGGAGGCGTATGCTGAAGACCCCTTCGGAACCGTCAATCTCGACAAACTCATTGAGCGCCATGCGGTAGTTGAAGGACTGCCGCGAGACGAGGCGGCTGCACAGATAGCGGAAGAAGCCTATGCCCGTATCCGTGATGGCACCGCTTATGTGAGTCCAACTGGCGAGATTCTCGATGAGGCGGTAATGGAGTGGGCAGGGCAGCGGGCAGGGCAGCAGGCAGCCCGCGAAGCCATAGCCCCTAGACCGCCCATAGAGCCTCCGAAACCAGGGGGCAAGGGTCCGCCAGCGCCTCCTCCGCCGGCGGCAGGTGGCGAGGCAGTGCCGCCAGAAGCAATCCCGCCAGAGCCTGGCCCGCCGGAAGGCGGAGCGCCCCCGGAGACGCCGGTTGCCGACCGTAACGCACAGATACAAGCCGTAGCTATCGAGCGTATCCTGAATAAACAGAATCAAGATTTTGAGCAATGGCGTCTGCCTCGTGAGGAAGGCGCTCCCTCGGTGCTTGAGGAGCCGCCGCCTGGCATGTCGGATGAGAATTGGGCAGAGTTCGCTGGGCTGCGACAAGCATATAAGGACGGTCAGCTCGCACTTGAAAACATCCCCGAGGAATATCGCGGGATGCTTCAGCAAGAAGAGGCGAACAAAGAGGCAGCCTCGGCTCTTGTCTCCGGGCTTAATGCCGAGATAGATAGGGGTCTGAAACATCTTAGCCGAAACAGCCTCGACAAGACTGCCCTCTGGATGCGCCGTATCGTTGCTTATGGGTTGAGCGGTGTGGAATCGGGGCTGCGTGGGCTTGCCCGAGACTTGGGCAAAATCGCACCGAGAGCCGCCGAGCCGCTCTATGACCTCGCCAATATGCTTGACCTCACAAACAAGATTGTCGGGCGGATGGCGGGAGCAGCCTATGTGAATGCCGCCAAGCTAATCATCAGGGGAGAGGGACGCCATGCTGGCAAGCACGTGCATAGAGCTGTCATCGCGTTTCTAGATAGCGGCAAGGAAGAAGCGCTCCAGGGACTGACGGCTGGCGAGACCGCACTGGCAAAACGGGTAGCTAGTGATGTAAGCGCCGAACTCAAGGAAATCATTCCTCAAATCGCAGCTAACGTTAAGCGGGTGCGGCATTTCCTTCATGCGGAGGCACTGGGGGACCCGAAGTTCGGCGAAGTCTTCGGCATGGATGCCCCTACCTTCTTGAAACTTTCACCCGAGGCTCAGCAAACTGCTTTCTTCAAGGCGATAAACAACCCGGCACTCACGGAATCGCTGCGTGAGAGTTACTGGCAACTCGTGCATCATACGGAGGTTCTGCGTCCACGCATTAACTTCTTCCCCCATGTGCAGCATGCCGATAAGATTCAGAAGACGATGAATCATCTGAGCATCATTGCTACGAGCTTACGCAAACAGCTGGGAGAGGCCGGCTATTTGCAGCTGGTTCAGGACCGGGAAGCCCTGATGGCGGCAATCGGCAAGTTCAGCGATAAGCTCTACACCGAGCAGATGCTGCATGTTCTCAAGACGATTCAGGACCCGGTCAAGTGGGGCGTCTATCGCTCGCTCGTAGCCCGCATCGGGGGTCCCGACATTGGGGCACAGGGAATCCCGCAAGCGATGATGGGGCAGGCGCGCACCGCGTTTGAGGCCGAGGGCTGGATGGGGATTATGCGGATGGCATTGGGAGTAACCCATAGGTCGGCGGCACGACCGGATGTTTTCAGCGCCCACTTCCTGCCCCGGGTGCTCAATCTGCCGGGCTGGGTCGATGATGATGTGCCGATGGCGCTCTATTCGTATTTCAATAGCGTATACCGTTACATCGGCGAGACCGTGGCTTTCGGTGAGCATTACAGCAAGTGGCACACGACTGCCGCTAAAGCTATAAGTGCCCTGGCGGCGAAGTCGCCTGAACATGCAGAGTTCGTATCCGGGTATCTCGATATGGTTGACCGGATGGTGCTGCGTCCGGCGGTAGATAATTCGTTCATGTCGAAGGTCAGTCAGGTCGATAGCGCCATCCAGAATCCGCTCAAGCTCAATCTGGCTCAGGTCTGGAACATTTCTCAGATGATACTGTTTTCGGGCGAGCTTTCGGGCTATCGCAATACCCTGGAAACCCTGGGGAAGTTCGCCACCAATCCGGCTTTCCGCCGTGCCATTATCGAGCGTGCTCAGTATTCGCGGGTGCTGGGAGAGTATCTATATGCGCATCTGGCAGACCCGGGCTGGGCTGCCGCCTGGAACAACAAGGTGCTGACAGTCACCGGCTTCAAGGCGACTGATGCTATCGCCCGCTATGTGAGCGGTGAAGCCGGGGTGCTGAATGTAACCCGCCTCATCGGTCGCTATCGCCGCTTGGTGAAAGCCGCCGGTGGCATGGAGACCGCCGAGGCGAAGATGGTGATGTCGCAGCTGGAACATCGGCAGATGCTGCCCCGTGAGGTCAGGGGCTGGAACACAATAACCGATGATGTGAAAAGTGCGATTTACGACCGCGTCTTCGAGTGGCATTCCCGCGAGACGCAGTTTGTGATTGGCAAAGAGCAGCTTCCGCCCTTCTGGCAGACTCCAATCGCCAAGACGGCGATGCGATACAAGCAGTTTGCATTCATGGCTGGCAAGTTCATCAAGCGTAACGTGCTGGATGAAGCCTATCGCAATCACAACATCGTGCCCATGCTGTCGTTGTTCGGACATTACAATATCTACTTGCCCCGGCTGGCCGCTGCCGGACGCTTTGTGCAACTTGCCGGTGCAGCGGCTGTAGTTGGTGAAGTGATTCTGCCCATCCGCAAAATCGTGAAGTGGCAATTCCGCTGGCCGCTGGGGGAGGATGAAGACCCGCATATCGACCGCCTGCTGGATGCGATGTCGGTTCATCAAGGACTTGCGCTGAAATACATGTGGGACGAAGCCTTGATGAGCAATCTGAGCAAGCGCCTGTGGCAGGATGTGCAAAGGGGCGGAACTTTCGGCATTCTGGGCGATATTCAGGAGGCGGTTTCGGCTGGCACCGGCGGCATGTCATCGCTGATTCTCGGACCCACGGGTTCTGACCTGGTCAATATGCTAGGCGGAATCGCCTACCGGCCCGAGCCTACGCCATACGGGCAGGCAGGAACGATGAAAGAATGGACGCGACGGATAGGCAAGCAGACTATCAATCGGCTCCTGCCCACTCCGTTTTCCAGCCTCTATCGCCAGATAGGCTTCTGGACCGGTCTTCCGGGAGCGACGAGGCGCACCGACATTCCGCAGCGCCTGGTTCGGAGCAGCCGCGAGGCAGTGCGAGACCAGTGGATGAAGGCGTTGCTGGACCCGCAAGACAAGGCGGCACGGGAACGCTGGAAGCAGACCTATGATGCTATCCAGTCCGACCGGCACATCATCAGCCTGAATCAGTTCGAGACCATTAAGAACGACCCTGAGACCAAGATACTGATGCTGCGCAAGCTGTATCGAGTTGAACAGAAACGGGGCAATACGCATCGGCTGTTCCCGATTCTCCAGGCTATCAGCGAGGAGCAGCAACTGCTCAAGCAACGCAAGCTCGAAACAATCAGACGTCAATACAAAGGAGCAAGAGCACCATGACGAATGATTCACCCAAAGCGAACCAACTGACCGAGTATAAGCTGGCTGACCTAGGGCGCGACATCGGGGCGATTCAAGCTAAACTCGATGGGATTTACAGCAGCCTGTCGAAGTTCGGAGAGCGGGTCGGGAGAACGGAGTCGCGGGTCGATGTTCTCTACTGGCTCATCGGGCTAGCGGTGCCGACTACGAGTGCCTTGACGGGCGTTATCATATCTCTCATCAAGTAAAGGAGAACATTGATGCTGGACAACAAGGGCATGTTCCTAGGCGGTTTCCTCATCGGGATAGCCGCCCGCACACTCTATCCTTGGATAATGAACAAGCGGAAGGAACCCTTCAAGCTGAAGTTCCTATTCGAGCCGCTGCTCACGGGGGTGCTGGGTGTCGGGGCGACAATCGCCGCAGTGCCGTCCAGCGGCGGCGAGCCGATGAGCTATAGCCTGATGGGCTTCGGCTTCGGCTACGCGGGGCAGGACGTGGTGCGAGAGGTGAAGAAGGCAACAGAAGGGCAACGCGAAGGAGGCGAGTGATGCCTTACCGTGCTAAAGGCGGCGCAGTCTATCACAAGAAGAACGGCAAGTGGGTGCTCAAGAAGCGCTATAGGGGACCCCAGGCGGCGAGCCAGGCGCGGAAGTATGCGACGGCGCTGAATATGGGGCACGCCCGCTCTAAGGGCTATGATGTGCCGCCGCCGAGAAGATAGGCTCGCTTCATTTCATCTCCTCGAACAATGGCGCATCGCCAGACGCCGCGTTCCACTGGCGCTGAATCGCGTCATATTCTTTACCCCTATGCTTCGCCCACCACTTCACACGGGCAACAGCTATGGCATGGTATTCAGCCTCTTTCTCGATTCCAATAAACTCACGCCCGCACCAGACGGCAGCGCAACCCGTGCTCCCACTTCCTGCCAGAGGATCGAGGACCGTATCATTTTCTCGCGTTACCAGCTCAATCAGCCAACGCATCAGGCGGATGGGTTTCACGCAAGGATTAGTGTTCATTCGTGGCGCTCCTAGTGCGCTTTTACGCCCTGCTGCTGGTGAACTTCTACCGGATTCTGGAGCACCGCCCAACGGCATACCCTTCAGCCCCGCCTCGCGTTCCCAATGTATCGCCTTACTCGTGTATGAAAAGCGGGGAAAGAAGCGGGAGGCACCGTTCTCTCCACTCTGCGCGTCCAGCATTGCGGCTGCTTGGTCGTTGAGAAGTAGATTCGGTGGGAATCGTCCTGCGGGATTGAACATTTGCTGTTCGTCCCCTGGTTGTGCGCCGCCTTTGTTGATTGAAGCTTGGCTATGCTGGCTGTGCATCGCGTCAGGGTTACATTCTGCCGTCAGCCCTACCCTCCCCGCATCCGCATTGAAAGCTCCCACGCCATACTTGAGCACATTGGCACTCGCGCTGCCCTCGCAAGGACGCCGTGCCCAGAGGATTGGCTCGTAGCTGGGGACCGCTTCAGGCGACACCAGCCCGGCTTCTACCAGGAGTGAGATGCGCTCCGGCGATGTAGCAGGCGCGGCAGCAGAAGTGATACCGATGAACTCTAGCTTCGCCAACGCGCTTCTGGAAATACTTTCCGCAAGTGAGGCACTTAACCCGCCTCCATTTGGTTGGGTCTTTGCCCCGATGGTGCAGGCTTGTATGAGCGCCCGTAGCCATAACGACAAGATTCTCAGGTCGGTTATCAGCGCGGTCGCCGTTGAGATGGTGAGTGTTTTCTCCGCGCCTAAGAGGCCGCCCAATCTTTCGGCTAACAACAAGCCGATGCTCAAGCTCATAGGTGTTGCCAGTCCAGACGGCAATGTAGCCATCTGTCCGCTTAAAGCGTCCGCCTTTCCAGGCAGGATTGGCGCTGCCTTTTCTACCCCACATTGGGTTGTTAGCGCCCGTCTGGTCTCTATCAACACTTCGGCATTGGATACTGCAATACCGAGCGCCTTGCCTAACGCGGGAGGGCTTGACGGTAAAGAGTTTACCACATTTAGTGCATTTGAGTTCCGGCATAGTTCACTCCAATACAATAATATCTTACGAACCATTATACCCATTTCTAGCTCTATTGGCAAGGGTTTGCGGGCATATAGGATTTCTTCATGTGAGGGTTTCAGCCCCCCCACCTTCCAGCCATCCCATTCGCAAGCAAGGGCGGTGCGCGGGGCGGTGATTGGGCGTTCTATCACTTCGCTAGACCGTCCCGCGTGCATTGAGCCGCCTTGTATGCCGATATCAACCTTCTCCATTCCCACCACCGTCCTAAATATATTCCACGCCGCCTTGAACTCTGCACTGGTGGGCGCTCTACCAAGCTGCGCCGTTAGCTCCTTGCGGCAGGCGTCCTTGTCATACATCGCGCCGAGGTCTTGACATTTCGGGAAGCCTGAACCGTAAAGGTATAGCAAAGTATCCCTCAGCTCAAACCCCACGTCCTCAATCGCACAGGCTAGGCGGTGGAAGGTGCGAGTGCCCGCAAACGCGAACAGTGTGCCGCCAGGCTTGAGGACGCGGAACGCTTCGGACAGCCAGCCAGTATGCCACTCCTGTGCGGCGAAACCGCCGACATAGCTTGGGGGCGAATAGCCATGGACATCCTGCCAAACATCCGCCTTCTGGTATCTACCTTTACCGCTCAGCCTATCCCATTCCTTTCCCATAAACTCTAACCCATACGGGGGGTCGGTGATAACCGCGTCCACTGATGCCGGCGGCATCTCTCGCATCGCGTCAATGCAATCGCCGAGTATCACGCGACCCCAATTCTCCTGCTCGTCAGGCATCAGCTCAAGCCAAGTCCTTTTCAGTCAGCGGATATAAGCCGGCATCATCTACTGGCGCTAACTTAGGCGGGTCTAACTTTGCCTGACGCGCCTCACGGTTATCGACTGTCGTCTTGAGCCGATGACAGACGGAACATAGAAGCTGAAGGTTTGCAAGCGTCCAGAACCGTAACTCCCGTGGTGCCGATTGAAGCGCGACAATATGGTCAACTTCAAGCCGTAAATCATTTCTTCCGCAGATGGCACACCTGTTCCCGTCTCGCTCAATCAGGGCATCAAGAGCAGACGCATTCGAACTGATTACCAGATATTCATTGCTGCATCGGGCGTGCCACCAGCGGCGGCGCGGTTCATTCACAATCTGCTCTCCGCACCAGCAGCATATTCCGTCCT